AGTAGCTCGTATAGATTTCATTGGTACAGGTGGTAACTCTGGGCAAGGTACAAACGCTTACAATATATTCCAAGAAGGTGGTGGATGGGGTTATCCTTATCCGGATTTAAGAATTGCATATCATACTGGTATTAAATTGGGCGCAAACGCTAATAGTTATGAAGGAACTAGAGTTTATTCTGATTACGATATGAGTGATTTATGCATCCAATTGGCGGGGTCATCAAATTATTCATTCAAGTATAAGTGGATGAATGTTAATACAACTGCATTCTATTCAGATACAAACAGTGCATATTGGTATCCAAATGATGTCACCTATGGTGCGTGGAGACTACAAGGTAATAGAAATGGATGGTATGGTCATAGAATTGAATCATCTTACGCACCTCACTTAATGTTTGAAAGTGGTAATGGTGGTATTTACTTCCAAGATGATGGAAGATGGATGTTATATCATAATCACGGAAATAACTGTACCGGAATTGGAACATCATCAACCGCAAGTGGATATGCAATATATTGTAATGGTGGTGTTTATGCAACTGGTAACGTTGTAGCTTATTCGGATATAAGAAAGAAGAAGGATATTGTTACGGTTGATAACGCTTTGGATAAAGTTTTACAATTAAGAGGTATTTACTATACTAAAATTTATAATGAAAGTGATACGATTCCTGATGGTGGTGTTGATAAAAGACAATTAGGCGTAATTGCACAAGAAGTAAATGAAGTTGTTCCAGAAGTTGTATCATACACAGAAGATTTAGATGAATATGCAGTGGCGTATGGTAACTTTGCTGGATTATTTATTGAAGCATTTAAGGAACAAAACGAAATTGTAAAAAAACAATCAGATGAAATTAAAGAATTAAAAGAAATTTTAAATAACTTAATACTTAATAATAAAGGATAATAATATGGCACTAATTAGAGATTACGAATTACCTGGTACTGGATTGGTTATCCCAAATACATACCACGTTGTTACAAATATAAAAATTGAAAAAAGAATGGCAGACTTTAAACAACCTGTTGATAATTCTAGACCAGATGGATTGACACCAATGGATAGGAGTGTAGGTTCGGAAGTTTATTGGGCTGCTGGATATACTGCAGAGGTATCAGTAACTGTTTGGAAAGATAAAGTAGCCAGAGATGCTGATGCAAACCCAATTGGATTTATAGGAACAAATCCATCTGATAATAAACATGGTGTTAGTATTGGAACTGCTGGTATGGACCATAAGTGTAAATTTATGTTAGAAGTACCATCTGAATTAGACCATATGGCACAAGCATATAGACATTTATTAACTACTGATTATTATAGTGGTTCATTGGAAGTTTAAAAAAACAAAATAGATATATTTATACAATATAAAACATAAATATTATGGGATTAACATACGAATGGAAATTAACAGGCCTTAAAAAACAAAATAGTGATAATATCACCGAAGCCGTTGTTGGTACACAATGGAAATTAACTGGTACAGATACTGATGGAAATGAAGGAACATTTAATGGAGCAACTCCATTTAAAATTTCAGAAATTAACACAGGTAGTTTTACCCAATACAGCGATTTAACAGAAGAGCAAGTACTTGGTTGGATAAAAAATCACGTAAGTGGTTCTGCTTCTACTAATTATATGGGTCATATAAACGAACAAATTCTGAAAGAAATAAATGGTAAAAAATGGACTAAGATTGAAGTAGCCGAAACTGATTTACCTTGGTCACCTACATCTGGTAGTAGAATAACACCAGAAGTATCTGACCCAGCACCTGTTTAGTATAATTAACTAAAACAAAATTATAAATGTCCAAAATGCAGATTTAATAATAAATTTGTGTTTTGGACATTTTCTTTATATTTATATGAGTATTAATGTAAGTAATTACTAATACGCAATTAAAACACAAATAGAAGAAACAAAATGTCAGAAAGAATCGTATCACCCGGCGTTTTCACAAGAGAAAATGATTTATCCTTTTTAACACAAGGAATTGGAGAAATTGGAGCAGCAATTATAGGACCTTTTAAGCAAGGACCTGCATTTATTCCAACAATTATAAGAACACAATCAGAATTTGAAGATACCTTTGGTACTCCTGATGGAACTTATTATAGTGAGTACGCAGTACAAAACTATTTAAGAGAAGCAGGTCAAGTAACTGTGGTAAGAGTAGGTGGTGTTGGTGGTTACCAACAAATAGCTCCTTTAGCAATATTTGCTTCTGGTTCATCTACTCAATCAGTAGGTACTAAATTAATTGGTGTATTACACTCAACTAAAGTAGGAGATGAAAAAGTTGGTTTTACTGGAGCAAGTGTAGTTAGTGATTCTAATGCAGATGGTTCATTTGTAATCAACTCATTAACTGCTGGGGTAAATGTATCGGCATCAATATTATCATCAGCAACAAATGATTTATCAGATGTATTTGGTGAATCTCCATTTGGAGCAAAAACAGCATACGCATATTCATACTTTGAAAATATGGCTGGATACTATACTGGTTCTGCTGGAAACAATATTGTAATAACTAGAGTTGTATTACCAACGCAAGATTTTGCATATAATACAACTGAAGCACAAACACCAATGGTACAATCTCAATTGATTAGTGGTGAAAGATACGATTTATTTAACTTTGTGACTTTAGGACATGGTGATATTTACAATACAAAATATAAAGTAGGTATTTCAAATGTTAAAGCAGCTGGTGAAGATGGAGCAACTGATTATTCTACATTTACTGTAACAATTCGTTCATATAGTGATACTGATAAGAGAAAGAGTGTAATAGAAACATTTAATAATGTAAATTTAGATGCAGCATCTCCTAACTATATAGCTAGAAGAATTGGTGACAGATATAATACAATTGATTCTGATGGTAAAATAACTGAAAATGGCGATTACTCAAACAAATCAAAATATGTAAGAGTAGTTGTATCAGCAGAAGGTTCATTCCCAATTTCAGCAGCACCATTTGGACATGGAGCATATACTAATCCAATTAAAGCAACAAATAACGCAGAATCACTTTTAGTACCTGCAGTAACATATCAAACTAACTCAATTGGTAACACATCATCATCTCCAATATACTTTAGTGGATTTGATTTTGAAACAACTGGCGTTAAATTAGATAACTCACAATACTTAAAAGCAATTCCTGTTGGAGCTCAAACTGGTTCTAATACGGCATTTGCATTTGATTCTCAATTAACTTATGTAATGACTGGCTCAGCATCAACTGATATGGTTAAGAGACAATTTGTATTAGGATTCCAAGAAGGTTTTGATGGTATGAATCCAACTGTAACTAAAGCTAAAGCTGGTGATACTGATTGGGGTAATGCAAATACGCAAGGATTTAATTGCGCATCTTCAACATCATCTGGTTCAGTAGCATATACTAAAGCAATCAACGCAGTATCTAACCCTGATGAGTGGGATATCAATATGGTAGTAACGCCTGGTATTGTAAGAAGTTTACATCCTGCAATTGTAACAAAAGCAATTGATATGGTAGAAGAAAGACAAGATGCATTTTATATCGCTGACTTCAATGATTATGATGATACAATAACTGAAGCAACTGAGCAAGCAAACGCAGTTGATTCTAACTATGTAGCAACTTACTATCCTTGGGTTAAGACAATAGATACAAACACAAACAAATTGATGAGTGTTCCACCATCAGTATTAATGCCCGCTGTTTTCGCAGCTAACGATAGATTAGCAGCAGAATGGTTCGCACCTGCTGGTTTGAATAGAGGTGGTATTACTGGAGCAGTTAGTGTTTTAAATAGATTAACACATTCTGAAAGAGATACTCTATATGAGAATAAAGTAAACCCAATCGCATCATTCCCTGGACAAGGTATTTTAGCATTCGGACAGAAGACATTGCAAGATAAGGCATCAGCTTTAGATAGAATCAATGTTAGAAGATTACTTATTGTTCTTAAAAAGTTTGTAGCATCTACATCTCGTTATTTAGTGTTCGAACAAAATACATCTACAACTAGAAATAGATTCTTAAATACGGTTAATCCTTATTTAGAAGCTGTACAACAAAGACAAGGTCTTTATTCTTTCAAAGTTGTAATGGATGAAAGTAACAACACACCTGATGTAATTGATAGAAACATATTAGCAGGACAAATTTTCTTACAACCGGCAAAGACGGCGGAATTTATCGTAATAGATTTCAACATCTTACCAACTGGAGCAAGTTTCTCAGCATAATATAGAAAAACAAAAAGTAGATATTTATTAATATAAAATAAAAAGAATAAAATGGCAGAAATATTAGGATTTGATAAGATGTTCTATACGAACTTCGAACCAAAAATGAAAAACAGATACATCTTAGAGTGGGATGGTGTACCTGGATATATGGTTAAAGCAGCAGCAAGACCATCAATCCAATTTGAAACAATCACTTTAGACCATATCAACATTAAAAGAAAGTTGCAAGGTAAAGGTGAGTGGCAAGATATTACAATTACTCTTTATGACCCAATTGTACCATCGGCTGCACAATCAGTAATGGAGTGGATTAGATTGGGACATGAATCAATCACTGGTAGACGTGGATACGCAGATTTTTATAAGAAAGATTTGGATTTCTATATGTTGGGACCAGTTGGCGATAAAATAGAACAATGGAAAATCAAAGGCGCTTTCATTCAGCAAGCAAACTTTGGTGATGTTTCATTTGATTCTAACGAACCTGCAACAATTGAATTAACATTATCTTACGATTACGCTATTCTTGAATACTAATCTAAAAATAACAAAAATAAGGGGATTTCAAAAGAATCCCCTTTTTTATGCTTTCTAATTTTTTAAAAACTATGTATTTATATATACAAACTTAAAACAAAGTAAAGTTATGACAGAAAAAACATACGATTTTCCAACGGAGGTATTAGATTTACCATCAGGAGGAAAGATTTATCCAAAAGAGAGTCCTCTTTCATCTGGACAAATTACTATAAAGTATATGACCGCAAAAGAGGAAGATATACTTGCATCAACAAATTTAATTAGAAAAGGAATAGTATTAGATAAACTATTTGAATCTATTATTGTTGATAATGTAAATCCAAATGATATTATAATTGGTGACAAAAATGCCATAGTTTTAGCAACTAGATTGTTAGGATATGGAGCAGATTACCCAATTAGTTTTTACTCACAAAAAACAGGTGAGCAAATTGATGCTGTTGTTGACTTATCAAAAGTACAAACAAAGGAAGTAGATACATCTATTTTTAACAACAAAAATGAATTTGAATTTACATTACCTTCAAATGGTAAGAAAATAACATTCAAATTACTTACACATGGTGATGAGTTAGCAATTCAAAAAGATATAGATGCTTTGGAAAAATTAAACAAAGATTCATCTTTTGAAATTACTACTAGATTACGTCACATGATTAAAAGTGTAGATGGTAATAACGATATATCAGCAATATCTAAATTTGTTAATGGTATGTTAGCAAAAGATAGTAAGGCTTTAAGAAATTACATAAAATCCATATCACCTGATGTTAATATGGTATTCACCCACATCCATGAAGATGGAGAAACCGAGGTAGTTCCCATTACGATGGGCGTTGGGTTTTTTTGGCCTTCCGAAAAATCATAGTTTAAATCTTCACACTCAAATATTTGAGATGGTGAATTACGGAAATGGGTTTACAGTAATGGATTTGTATAAAATGCCAACCCATCTTAGAAATTTTTACTATAATAAATTGGTAGATGCTAAGAAAAAAGAAAATCAGCAAGTAGAAACCGCAAATAAAGCATCTAAAGTTAGGATTAAGAGGTAATTTCCCCTAAATCCTAACTTTTTTGTTTATAAGATATTTATAGATAATAACTAAAACAAATAGATATATGGCAAAGAAATACAAAATATCAAAAAAAAATTTAAATGAATTTTTCAGTTTTTTTGGTAAAAAGCAAACACCAGATGAAATAAGAAAAATTATAGATAATGACCCTATTTTAAAAAAATTAGATAAAGATATTGGGGATATCAATGATAAGGCAAAAGAAAGAATGAAAAAATCAATGCCAGCATGGAGATTAGCTACATTTAAAAAATATGGTCTTTATTAAAATGATTATAAGTGGCAACTAAAAAAGATGATAAAGAAGGTGTAGGTATAAGGGAAGCTCAACAACAACGAAAGGAGCTTATTAAATTATACAAACTCAGAGCTGAACAAAATAAAAGCTTGATGAGTGATGATAAAGAATTGCTTAAAACTACCGAAGCTCAAATTGGAGCTGGTGAAAAAATATTAAAAAATAGTAAAGCTTATCAAAATTCTTTAAAAGAAAATAAAGCTATTAGAAAAGGAGATCTTGAGTTTCAAAAAAGCTTTGCAAAACTTAGTAAAACGGTAAAGGATAATTTAACAGGTACTGCAACTGGAGCTGCAGCATATGCTTCTATTAATGCAAGAATAACAAAAGAAACAGCAAAACAAGAACATTTAGAAGGAAAAGCACTTGAAGACTCCATAGAAAGAGTAGCTAGTATGCAAGAGCAATCAGATGCTGCAAAAGCGCAAGCTGAAGCAGCTGCAGAAGCAGAAGAAGGTTGGATTAAAGAAGACAAATTTGCTAAAAAAAGAAGAGAAGCAGCTGAAGAAATTAAAACTTTAGGAAAGCAGGCATATGAAGATAAAATGGCATTAATTGATCTTGAAGAATCTTTATATAAAAAAACACAAAGATTAGAAACTTTAAAAGAAGCTGGCAAAGAATTATATGAGGAAGTCCCAGAATCATTAAAAAGTGCAATTGATTTTACTAAAAAATTAGGAAATAACTTGGCTAATGGACCAGCAATGGCATTCTTATTAATAGCAGCAGCTTTGCTAGCAGGTATTGAATCATTTAAGGAATTGGATAAAGCAGCAGAAGATTATAGGAAGACTTCTGGAATGACTGCTAAGCAAACAGAGCATCTTGCCCATCAAGCACATGAAATTGAAGTTGCATATAGAGGAGCTGGTATAGAATTAAAAAATATATTTGATGTAAGTAATGATTTAGCAAACGTGTTTGGTGATATGACTCACTTTTCAACTGCAACATACGCAGCATTAGGTGGGATACAAGCTAGAACTGGGGTAACATCGGAAACAGCAGCTAAAGTACAGGGTGTGTTTGAGCAAGTAGCTGGGCTTAGTGGTGAAACCTCCGCAAACTTACAACAACAAATTGCATCATTGGCTCAGCAAGGTAAAGTATCTCCAAAAGAGGTATTAGAAGATATTGCTGATAATGCAGAAGCAACCTCTACATTCTTTAAAGGAGATGTTACAGCACTTAAAAATCAGGTAATACAAGCACATCAGTTAGGTACAACATTAACTAAAGTTGCAAAAACAGCAGAGGAATTATTAAATTTTGAAAGTGGTATTGAAGATGAATTAGTAGCAGCAACATTTGTTGGCGGACAATTTAATTTATCTACCGCTAGAGGATTGGCATATGCTGGTAAGACGGTAGAAGCACAAGAAGAAATCCTAAATCAATTAAATCAGGGAATTGGATTTAAAAACCAAGACATATTTGCACAAAAAGCATTAGCAAAAGCAGCTGGTATGAGTATTGAAGATATTAATAAGCAATTATTAATGAAAGAAAAACTTGCTCATTTAACTGGTGAAGATAAGAAAAATGCAGAAGCAGCTATTTCTGCTGGATTAGATGTAAAAGATTTAAATGATGAACAACTTAAGCAAAAAACTGATGAGTTTATTCAAGGACAAAAGATAACTGGGCAATTGACTGATATGGAAAATAGTTTTAAAGGTATAGTTGCCACAGTAGGTGGAGCATTAGTACCTTTATTTACGGCAATAGGACCTATATTAGAGGTAGTACTTGCTCCAATTAAATGGTTGGCATCTATCATTAGTGAAATAACTGGAAATATGTATATTTTAATACCATTGGTAGCTTCATTGGCTATATACTTTGGAACAATAGCAGTTGACGCAGCAGCTGCGGCTGGTGGTTTTTTAATGGGAGCAATTGGTAATATATTTAGTTCATTAGCAAAAATTCCATTTGGTTTGGGGTTAATTGGTGCTGGTGCAATTGTAGCTGCAATGATGAGTCAAGCTACTAAAGCAAAGCATGTTGGTGATTTCAAAATGCCTGCTGGGGAAGGGCCAACTATAACAACTAAAGAAGGTGGTATATACAAAGGAACTAAAAATGATGATGTTGCTATGGCACCTGGCATAACATCTAAATTGGATGCAGCATCTAAAATGGGAAAATTAGGAGCTATAACACCTATGGGATTGGGTGGAGTAGCTACATCACATGCAATTGATATTTTAGTAGATGAGATGAAACAAATGAGAAAAGATATGGCGAGTAAATCAAATGATGTATATATGGATGGTTCAAAAGTTACAGCAAATATAGCAAGTAATGTAAGTAAAGGTACTAGAAATAACTTTGCATTAGGACAAGCATAATAATATAAGATGCCAACGATAGAAGAATTATTTAGAAGTAAAAAATTAAGCAGTGGT